GAAGAGATGGAACAGCTTGACGCTGAAATAATGGCCGAAAAATCTAATATTTTATATAATCCCCCCCAGCCTGAACAACCACAAGGCCCAGAGGGTAATAAATAGGAGTGAATATGGATAATGAAAACACTTTAACAGTCAGTGATTTAATGATAAACGCAATTGAAGAAAACCCTGTCACATTTAAGGACACGTTTGATCAATTGCTCCACCAAAAAATTGCAGCTGAGCTTGAGAGTGCTAAAGCACAAGTAGCTCAAAATTATTTTGGATCTGAGGAAGAAAGTCAAGAATCTGACGAACAGCCTTTAGACGAACCAACGGAAAACGAACAAACGGAAGACGAAAATGGCGAAAACACTGAAACAGTTTAAACAGGGTTATACACCAAGATCAGCAGACGAGAAGAAGTTTGTTGATAAACATACCGTTAATAAAGTAGAAGACGCTAACGGCAACAAAGATGACGTCTTCCAGGCTACTAATGTCAAGATGTTCGATCGTGAGATTGAGCATGGATATAATCCAGGTTCAGATGAAGAGGTGTATGAGGAAGTTGATCAAATTGAAGAAAAGAAGCTCACTAAGGCTGAGATGAAAAAGCGCGAGGAAGTCGCCCGTGCTATTGAGCGCGAGAATCCCAATATGCCAATGGCTAAGAAGATGGCAATTGCTACGGCAACAGCTAAAAAAGTTGCAGAAGCAAAAGATGTCCCTTTTGAACCAAACGTAAAAAAATCTGATGCTCATGGGCCAACATCTCGTGCTAAGCATTTAGCCAAAATGGCAATGAAAAAAATGATGGACAAAGCCGTTGAAGATGCGGCTACAGCTGGGTCTAAAAAAAAAGTTAATGAAACGGAGTTAAAGAATTATCTTCTCTCGTTGTATGCAGATCAATTGTCAGAAGAAGATAGTATAGCTTTACAAGAGATGTTAGAAACTGAAGATGGAACAAAAATAGCTTTTATGGTTTCAATGTTAGTAGAAGACGAAGCCATGCTTGATGAAGCATTAAAAAGAAGCGAAAAATATTCCCATCGTAGTTTCTTGAATAAATTAAAACAAAATAATACTGGAGCATAATCGTGGCCAACACATACGTATCAGTTAATATTCCAGGTCAACGAGCAGTGGTTGTCACAACTGCTAACACGACAATTCAGATGAGCACTATTGCTTCATCAGGAGAAAACACTTCTCTAATGACAGCAACGATTAAATCAGTATTCTGGACAGGAAATACAGTTGTTACTCGAGAAAGTAACACACTATTAACTCTTATTGATACAGGAGATTGGGATTTTGCTGGTCGTGGTATTTCTGTTGAAATTCCTGGTGGCAATCTACAGAGCAACATTGTTGTTACAACACTAGGCCAGTGTATTCTCGAGATTGCAAAGCAATCTAATCTAACTGGAGCATAAAGGAACAAGCATGAAATTAATGTGCGAACTTAACGAGAGTGTTAACTATCTCGTTGAAGAAACAAACGGAAAAAAGCGCTTCTACATTACAGGACCATTTATTCAAACTGAGCAAGCTAATCGGAACGGTAGAATATATCGTATGCCAGTCGTAGAAAAGGAAGTAAAGCGCTATAACGATCAATATATTCAGACAGGCAGAGCTTTAGGTGAGCTTGGACATCCAGAAGGTCCTACAATCAATCTCGATCGCGTTTCACATAAGATTGTAGAACTAAAGCAAGACGGCAATAACTTCATTGGAAAAGCTCAGATTCTTGAGACTCCGATGGGAAATATTGCAAAAAATCTTCTTGAAAGTGGTGTCACGCTAGGAGTATCGACGCGTGGCATGGGTAGTTTGAAAGAGGGAAAAGATGGAATAATGGAAGTACAAGACGATTTTTATCTTGCTACGGCCGCTGACATTGTTGCAGATCCTTCAGCTCCTGATGCATTTGTTCAAGGAATTATGGAGGGGGTTGAGTGGATTTGGGATAATGGGATATTAAAGGCCCAGCAAATCAACGAAATGAAGCACCAAGTGCAGAAAACATCTGCTCGTAACCTCGACGAAATGAAAGTTAAGGTGTTTGAACACTTCCTTAACTCATTGTCTAAACAATAGAAATATAAATAACAGTAACACAAATAAAGGAGTTTTTAAATGGCTACGAAAGAAACCAAACAACTTGTCGAGGCATCAGATGTTGGTGGAGGAGCTACAGGCGTGTCAATGGCCGCTGCTCCAACAACCAAGCAAGCTGCTGCTCCAGGCAATTCTAAAAAGAATAGTGAGCCAATGCCAAAGGGACAAAACCCAGCTGGCACACCAATCGACGAAACCGATCCACAAAACAACACACTTCCAACAGGTGATACATCAGCTATGAATGCACAATCAATTTCAGCCAAGCCATCTGCTGCTAGTGCTGCAATGGAAAGCGTCGAAGAAATGTTTGGTGGAGACCAACTTTCTGAGGAATTTAAAGAAAGAGCAGCTGTGATTTTTGAAGCTGCCGTCGCTGCTAAGGTTGCAGAGCATCGTCAATCTCTTGAAGAAGAGTATCAAGTTAAGCTAGAAGAGAGCCTTCAGCAATCTGTTGCTGACCTCACAGAAAAGCTCGACACATATCTTGACTATGTTGCTCAGCAGTTTATGCAAGAAAATCAAATTGCTATCGAACAGTCTCTTCGCACAGAAATCACAGAAGAGTTTGTCGAAAGTCTTGGCGAGCTATTTGCTCTTCACAACATCAACCTTCCAGATGAGCAGGTCAATGTTGTTGAGCAACTTGCTGCCGAGATTCAAGAACTTGAGGCAAAGCTTAATGAAACAGTAAATGAAAACATTGAGCTTTATAACGCTGTTAGCGATTACACAAAGAATGAAATTTTCAGTGAAGTTGCAGAAGGTCTAGCTGATACACAAGTCGAAAAGCTTGCTTCACTAGCCGAAGGCGTTGAGTTTGAGAATGCTGATTCCTACAAGAAGAAGCTTGAAATTGTTAAGGAAACATTCTTCAATGCAGATAAGAAGCCAGCAAGACCAGCCGTGCTCAACGAAGAAATTGATCCTGTAGAAGACGAGGCAGTTCAGCCAGCTACAGGCGCCGTTGCAGCATACGTTAACGCAATTTCACGTACCGTAAAAAAGTAGTTTTATAAATAGGTTTAAACCCTTAGGGAAAAAGGAGAAACACAAATGTTGAACGAAGAAATTCAAAACAAGTGGAAGCCAGTTCTAGAGCATGCAGATCTCCCAGAGATCAAGGATTCTCATCGTAGATCCGTTACAGCAGCTCTTCTCGAAAACACAGAAAAGGCTCTCCGCGAGTCTGCTCAGTATGGCAATCAGTCTCTCCTAGAGAGCTCATCGCTTCATACAAACCAGATTGGCACGGGTGGCAACATTGACACGTTTGATCCAGTTCTTATCTCGCTGGTTCGTCGTGCAATGCCAAACCTAATGGCCTATGACATCTGCGGCGTTCAGCCAATGACAGGCCCAACAGGCTTGATCTTCGCAATGCGCGCCCAGTACGCAAACTCGACAAACGCAGCTGTTGAAGAGGCTTTCTACAACGAGCCAAATACACAGTTTGCTTCGTCGCTTTCTGGCGCCAACACACTTGGCCTCAAGCACGTCGGTACACTTCCAGGCAACACAACAGTAACAGCCAACCTCGCCGAAACAGGTCTTTACAACTTCGGTGGTGGTATGACTCTTGCTGCTGCTGAGAGCCTCGGTGCTAACTCGACATATGTCTTCCCAGAAATGGCCTTCACAATTGAGAAGGTAACAGTTTCTGCTAAGACACGTGCTCTTAAGGCTGAGTACACAATGGAACTTGCTCAGGACCTCAAGGCAATTCATGGTCTTGACGCTGAGACAGAGCTTTCCAACATTCTGTCCACAGAAATCCTTGCTGAAATCAACCGCGAAGTTGTTCGTACAATTAACGTCTCTGCCGTTAAGGGTGCATCCAACACAGCAACAGCCGGCTTCTTCAACCTCGACGTTGATGCAAACGGCCGTTGGTCAGTTGAAAAGTTCAAGGGTCTGATGTTCCAACTTGAGCGTGAAGCTAACCAAATCGCCAAAGACACACGTCGCGGCAAGGGTAACATCGTTATCTGCTCGTCGGATGTTGCATCCGCTCTGCAGATGGCCGGTGTTCTCGACTACGCTCCAGCCCTCAACTCTAACGCACTGAATGTTGACGACACAGGCAACACATTTGCTGGTGTTCTCAATGGTCGTATCAAGGTTTACATCGACCCATATTCAGCTGGTGGCAACTATATGACAGTCGGTTATAAGGGTGCTAGCGCATTTGACGCCGGTCTCTTCTACTGCCCATATG